GGTATTGTGGGCGAGCGGCACGGCTCCCACGCTCACGACCACGGCTGGGGCAACTGACCTCATCGGGTTCTATTACGACGGCTCCAATTATTACGGTGCCGCGATGGTGCTGGACGCTTCCTGATGGCGATAACATCCGGTGGCGCTGTTGGATCGGGCGGGTACACAAATACAAGCAATACTACAAGTTGGTCTGTTACGGGATGCAGCGCGGCTATTGATAACGAAGTTATCGTCATTATTGCGGTTGATAATTACCATACGACATACGGATATTATTCGGATGTCAGTTCCGTGACGGATTCTGCCGGAAACACATACTCGTTGCTGAATGACGGGACGAATGACGCCGCATACGTATATAGTCCGACAAGCAACCAGAATGACGGTGCTTCAGTTTCTGTGTTCAAGTCAAAGATAACAAGCACGTTATCGTCCGGCACGATAACAATAACATTGGGCCATGCGAAGAAGGCAAAGGCGGCTACAATCTGGAAGTTTACTGTTGATTCAGGAAATACTCTGCGTTGCGTAAGCGGGAAGATTATCGGAAAGACAAAATCGAATACAACTGGGAGCGGCGCGTATCTTGACGCGCACACGATAACAAGCCTTGCTTCCAATGAATATTTGTTTCTCGGCGCTGCAGCAACCGAAGTCTATTACACGATTGACGCCGGGTTCACGCCAACCAGCGGGTTTACTGCAATTACAGGACATTCGGCTGATGCCGGAGCCGCACCATATGATGATGCGGCTGCGGGCGGCGAGTTCAAGATAGCAACGACTACATCGGCAACATCCCAGCCGTATATTCAGGATAAATGGGATGTCGCCTCTCTTTTTATGGCGCTCAAAGAATCCCCGCTCGTTGCAGATTCAACCGGCGGGATGATGCTGGGGATGAGTTTCTAAAATGGCGATCAGCGACTACTACGATTCAACGGGCGCACCACAGCCTGGAGCATCCGGTTCCAGCGCCACGATCCGCGCCGAGTTCGACGCGATTGAATCAGGCTTTGCGAAGCTGCCCGATCTGTCGGGCAACGGGGATTTGCCGATATTCGTCAATTCAGCCGGGAACGGGCTGACGCATGTGGCGGTGGCCACGGCGAGGACCAACCTCGGAGTTGGTACGGGTGATTCCCCGCAATTCACGGCGATCAACTTAGGCCACGCATCGGACACGACCATTGCCCGTTCATCGGCTGGCGTGATTACGGTCGAGGGGCTGGTTGTCCCGACCTATACGTCAGCCACGAATCTCAAGGTCGGCGGGAGTGCTTCACGCGCCACGACCGAGGGGACAAACCAAGTCGTGCTGTTTGACGGGACCGCTCCGGTCGGGACACTGGCCAACGGCGTCAGCATTTATTCAACGTCCGGCGAATGCTACATCATGGACGCTGCCGGAAACGCAACACTCCAGTCCCCGCATGACAGGGAGACAAACGAATGGATATTTTATTCCAAGAATACTCGCACCGGGAAGGTGTTGAGGATTGACATGGAACGGATGATGCGAAAACTAAACGATGTTCTCGGAGGCGGGTTCATCACCGAGTTCATGTCAGAGGACACAACCGAATAGGTGCTTATGGAAAACGGTCAACCCGAAGAACAAGAAGAAACGGTGTCTCAGGAGGAACAGGAGCGCATCGAGCGGCTTGACGGCCTTGGCATGTCGCTTGCCAAGATGCGCTCGGACGCCATTCAGGCGCGGCGCACCAGCGGGATCGAGGACGAGTGGAAGGAAGCCGAGGAACAATATGACGGGATTGACGACGCCAACCGCTCGCAATCCTACAGCATAGATTCACGTGGGGCGTTCAGTTCATCCACGCAACAGAACACCGCCACGCGCTCCACCGTGTTCGTGCCGATCACCCGTCCCTACACGGACGCCGCTTCGGCCCGTGTGTGCGACATGCTGCTCCCGACCGATGAGCGCAACTTCAAAGTCGAGAACACGCCCGTCCCCGAAAGCCTGACGGACATGACCAAGGGCAAGCTGAAGCCCGAACACCAGCAGCAGATCGAATCGAGGTTCAAGGGCCAGCCCACACAGGTCGCCCAAGCCATCAACGAATTGAAGGACAGCGCAGAGAAACTGATCCGCGACATGCGGGCGAAGTCCGAGAAGGCCGAAACCAGGATCGAGGATTGGTTCATCGAGGGCCAGTATTACAGCGAGATTCGCAAGGTCATCGAGGACGCATCCAAGTACGGCACCGGCATCATCAAGGGGCCATACCCGGTCAAGCGCAAGGCAAGCGCCGTGCTTACCGAAGGCGGCACCGCTCAGATCATCATGCGGGAGGACATTTTCCCAGAGTCCAAGCGGGTCAACCCGTGGAACCTGTACCCGGACCCGAACTGCGGGGAGGACATCCATCGCGGCTCGTTCATCTTCGAGCGCGACACGATCACCAAGAAGGAACTCCGCAACCTGATTGGCGTTGAAGGCTATATCGAATCCCAGATTCGCGAATGCCTCAAGGAAGGCCCGATTCAGGCCACATCCGAAGTCAAGGGCGAGTTCGAGAACGAATCAGGCTCGGAGAAGCCATTCGAGATTTGGTACTTCCAAGGCGTCATTGACAAGGAGGACATGGAGGCTGCGGGGTGCGAGTGCGGCGACAGGGAGTTCATTGACGCCTCGATCACGATGGTCAACAACCGCGTGGTCAAGGCCATTCATAACCCGCTGGACACGGGCGAGTTCATCTATGACGTGATGGTGTGGCAGCGCCGCCCCGGACGGTGGTTTGGTATCGGCGTTCCCAAGCAGATCGAAACCCCACAACGCATCGTGAATGCCGCGACACGAAACATGATGGACAACGCTGGTGTGGCGGCGGGCGGGATCTTTGTTTACAAGCAGGGGTCGCTCGAACCCGTTGACGGGAAGTGGACCTTGGGTCCGCGCAAGTTCTTCGCGCTCAACGAATCCTCCGACCTGAACGACGCAAGGCAGGCGCTCCATTACATCGAAATCCCGATTCGCCAGAACGAATTGGGCCAGATCATCCAGTTCGCCCTCAAGATGGCCGAGGACGTGACGGGGTTGCCCATGATCCTCCAGGGCCAGCAGGGCAAGGCCCCGGACACCCTTGGCGGGATGCAGTTGCTCAACAACAACGCCAATGCCGTTCTGCGCCGCATTGCCCGCACGTTCGATGACCGGATCACCGAACCCCATGTGCGCCGGTACTACGCATGGCTGCTCCAGTACGGCGAGGATGACGACGAGAAAGGCGACTTCCAGATTTACGCCCGTGGGTCGAGCGCCCTTGTGGAGCGTGACGCCCAGACACAGTTCATGGTGCAGTCGCTCCAGTACGTCCTGAAGGCACCGCCCACCGTGACCGGCATTGACGCCAAGAAGTTCCTGCGGGAACTGTACAAGTCACAGCGCCTTGACACGTCCAATTTCTTCTACACCGACGAGGAAATGGCCAAGGTCGAGCAGAAGATGGCCAAGATGCAGCAGATGGCCAAGCCACAGGCCCAAGACCCGAGGGCCGAGATTGCCAAGATCAAGGCCGAGATGATGAAGCAGCTTCAGGACATGGAGCAGAAATTCGAGGCGCAGGAAAACGACAAGGACCGCCAGCTTGAATTGTTCCTTGCCCAGATGGAACAGAAGATCGAGGAAATGAAACTGTCCGGGGAGCGGGTCACGAACTTCGATGACATCAAGGCCGAGATGGCCAAGGTGGCCATGCAGTTGCGGACCCAACGCGCCCTTGGGGCGATCCGCCCACAGGTGGCTCGTCCGCCGACTGAACCGCCCGGACGCGCCCCGAAGGGCATGGCATACCAGCGGTGAAGATCAAGACGATCAAGCGCAAGTTCCTGCGGCTTTTCGGCGTGAAGCAAAAGCGCCGCGCCAAGAAGGACTTTGAGCCGTTCGTGGTCGGCAACGATGAAGTGCTGATCGGGGATTTCGGGCCAGCCGACCGCCAGACTCCGACATGGGCCAAACTGGAACGCCATCTCAACATGAGACTGGCATCGTTGCGCGAACAGAACGATGGAGATTCAGATGCGGTTGCCACGGCTACCCGTCGCGGTCGCATCGCGGAAGTCAAGTATTTGCTCGTCCTTGGAAAAGAACGGGCCCCTGTAATACAAGAATAAGCCGACGGGCGAAAGCCCCCCGGCAGAGGCGGCGACCCCCTATGGGACTCGCCATGTAGCCCCCGTAGAGGGGCATTTTTATGTGGAACTTACCATGACAGAAGAAAAAGAACTGACGCAAGAGGAAATGGACGCCGCTTTCGCTGCCGGCTTTAACAGGGCACAAGGCATCGAACCGGAGGTCGTTAAGGAGGCTGACGCTGAAAAGCCCCAGCCCGAAACCGAAGCGGAACAAACCACAGAGCCAGCTACGGCGGAATCTGCCGGAACGGAAGGAGAACAAGAACAAGAAGCGGAAACGGAATCCGCCGCAACGGACGCGGAGGTTAAGGAAGAACCAAAGCCGGTAGGACTGGACGAGGCGAAGGCGAACGAACTTATCGCCGCACGTCTTAACGCCTACAGGCAAGAGCAGCAGCAGAACGAGCGCAAGCTGTTCGGCAAACTCGGGAATCTCGAAGCCGCGATCAAGCGCCTGTCTGACCGTCCATCGGTCGGCAACCGCAAGGCCGTGGATGACGCGATTTCAAAGCTGTCGAGCGACTACCCCGACATCGGGGAGCGAATGAAGGAAGTGGTGAATGCACTCGGGACGGCCCCCGCAGATGAGAAGCCGGATGCGACCGTGTTTGACCCTGCGCTATTGCAGGCCCAAACCGCCGATCTGGTCATGCGCGAGCGGGCGGAACTTGAGCAGAAGTTGAACAAGGAAACTTCTGACCTTCACCTTGCCATCATCGCTGACCGCCATCCTGACTTCAAGGATCACATGAAGCCGGATTCCGGTTTCGCCAAGTGGTTCAGGACGCTGCCGCAGGAGAAACAAACCGAGTATGGCAACAGCCGCAACGGCTTTGTCGTGTCTCGGGCGCTGTCGGAATACAAGGATGCCGTAGCCAAGCAGCGCAAAGCACAGGAGGACAAGAAGAAACGGTTGGCGTCTGCGGTTAACCCAAAGACCACCGATACCCCTCCGGCCAAGGGCATTTCTGACGAGGAAGCGTTCATGCGCGGATTCAAGAAGGCCCAAGGTATTTCATAACAACAACAAGATCCAAGAAGGAGAAAGTAAATGGCTATTCATGCTTATTCGACCCAGGCGGGTCGGATCAACGAAGTCCTTGGCGAGATCATCGGTCACGCCATGCACGTCGAGGCGCTGGGTAACTTTGCCCAGACCCGGCAGATTCCGAAGAACAAGGGTGACAACGTAACCTATCGTTCGTTCATCCCCTACGGCGCGACTACGACCAACGCCAACACCATCAACCGTCCGGCTGTCACGGCTTCGGCGCACGTCCTGACCGAAGGCTCCGCTCCGACCGCCGATACCCTGACCCCGCGTGACATCACCGCCACGCTTCAGCAGTACGGGGCCGTGTATTCGTACACCGACAAGGTTGCCGATCTTTACGAGGATGACATCCCCGGCGAGATGAAGAAGCAGCTTGGCGAGCGTATCGGGCTTCTGCGGGAAATGATCCGCTGGGGCGCACTCAAGGCTGGCACCAACACGTTCTATGCCGGTGGCACTTCCCGTGGCACCGTGGACGAGGCGGTGTCGTGGAACTTCCTGTCCAAGATCGCTCGCAACCTGATGTCGAACCGGGGCAAGATGATTACCAAGACGCTTGCGCCGAGTCCGAACTATGCGACCTTCCCGGTCGAGCCTGCGTTTGTCGTGTGCTGCCACACCGATGTCGAGCATGACATCCGGGCGCTCCCCGGCTTCGTGCATGTCTCGGAGTACGGTAGCCGCAAGAAGATTCACGACATGGAACTCGGTTCCTGCGGTCGTTTCCGCTTCGTGCTGTCGCCGGAACTCGGCGTCATCATTGACTCGGGTGCGGCGGTCGGCTCCACCGGGCTTCAGTCAACCGGCGCGGCCAACATTGACGTGTATCCGATGATTGTCATGGCGGAAGATGCCTGGGGCGACGTTGCCCTGCGTGGCACCAACTCCCTTGACATCAAGGAGAAGAAGGTTGGCACCGTGGACTCTGGCGACCCGCTCGGTCAGAAGGGCTTCCTCGGCGCGAAGTTCTGGATGGCGACTGTCATCCTGAACAACGGCCACATGGCCGTCGCGGAAGTCGGCGTGACCTCGCTCTAATAACAACAACATAAGGGGCGGGTAACACCGCCCTGTTTTGAAGGAGAACAACAAATGTCTTTTGCACATCTCAGCCAGCATGGTTTCACTGGTTCGGTTTCTTCGGCGGGTCTTGCCGAGGGGACGAACTCTGCGACCATCAAAACCGCCGCGCCGAATGGTGCCGGTACGGACTACGCCATTAACGGCATTGCGTATCACAAGGCCGACACGGATAACATCTCCGTGACCGCCCATACCGCGCAAGCCGTCCTGACGACCTGTCTGTATCTGGTGCAGATCAATTCGAGCGGCACCGTCAGCACCAAGAAGGGTGATGAGGAACTGTCCGCCGACCTGTCGGCTGGCAACGTGGTCCTTCAGTGGCCGTTCCCCGATGCGTCCAACTGCCCCATCGGTGGGTACAAGGTCGCGTTGGCGAACAGCGCCACGTTTACCAACGGGACCACGGATCACTCGGCAACTGATGTCACCGTGACGTATTACAACTTCGTCGGTGGCATGCCGGGCGCTCCGATCACCTCGTAACAATAACAATCCTCACGTAACAAATGGGGCGGGTAACACCGCCCCTTATTTTAGGAGAGTGCAATGCTCAACTGGCATAAGGTAAGAGACTTGCTCGTATTCGGGCAGGTTCGTTTCAAAAAGGGCGCAACCCTTGTCACCGAGAACTCGGATGGCTCGACCACTTCCATGGATGTTGCGGAACTGGCCGCGCTGAACGATCTGGGTGCTGCGGATCTTGCGAAGATTGATGGCATCACCAACGGTACGGTTACGGCCAGCAAGGCTGCTGTCGTGGACGCCAACAAGGATATTGGCGATTTCCGCAACCTCGACGCGGTTAATATTGACGCTGGCGCATCCGGCACGGCTGGCACCGTGGACGTGTTCCCGACCACGGCGAGCAAGGGCAAGTTCATCTTGTCCTGCACGGATCAGGACGGCGACACCTCGGTAACGCTCAAGCCCGCCGCAATGGGGCAGGCGTCCGTGGTCAGCATCCCCGATCCGGGCGCGGCTACCGCCAACGTGGTCCTGACTGACGCGGCCAATGACGGCGCGGTGGTCACGGCTACGGCTGCGGAACTGAACCGTTCCTGCGATACATCGGCACGTGTTGTCACCACCACCGCAACGGCGCTGTCGCTGACCGTGACGGAACACGCCGAGCGGGTGGTTCTCATCAACACCAACTCGACGGTGGCCAACACCTTCACGCTTCCGGCTGCTGCCGGGACCGGCGAGAAGTTCACGTTGGTCAACAACATCGCTCAGACCCAAGGCACGGTGGTTATCGCCGCCAACGGGACTGACGTGTTCAGCGGCATCTGCTACGCGCTGGACTCGACGGCTGCTGCCGATGCGATGACCTTCCTGACCACGGCTACTTCGGACAAGGTGACGCTCAACCTCACCACGACCGGCGGGCTGGGCAAGGACTGGTTCGAGGCGTGGGATGTGGCCGCAAATACGTGGCTGGTGAAGGTCGCCATCAACGGTTCTGGCTCTTTGGCCACACCGTTCTCGGAGACTTAATCGGGTAACAACGCGACGGAATAACAACAAGAACCCTGTCCGCAACCTTCGGGTTGTGGCTGTCGGCTGGTTGGTGGTTTCCAGTGGGGCACAAAACCACCACTTATTCTTTCTCTCTGACAGGAGCGAACCATGCAAAAGAGCCTGCTCTTAGGCTGTGGTAACGACCGCACCAAGAAGGTGTGGCTTGGCGACCAAAAGGAGTGGACCGGGAAACTGGTGACGCTCGACATGAACCCGCATTGCGATGCGGACGTTCATTGGGATCTTGAGAAGATGCCGTTGCCGTTTGAGGACGAGGAATTTGACGAACTCGCGGCATACGATGTGCTGGAACACCAGGGACGCCAAGGAGACTGGCGCGGGTGGTTTGACGAGATGGCCGAGTATTGGCGAATCCTGAAGCCGCAAGGGCTGTTCGGGATCATCGTGCCAATCGGGCAGGACGCCTTGGCCGATCCGGGGCACACGCGGTTCTTCCACCAGAACCACTTCGGGTTTCTGGTGCGCGAGTTCTACGTCAAGAACGTGGACAAGGGAACACAGTTCACGGACTACCGCTGGTACATCGAGCGGTATTGGGAATTGCTGCACTTGCAGCAACATGAGAATCACCACCTGTCCGTCATTTTGAGGAAGGCGGTATGAAGGATATTAGCGTCCCGCTGGACGGGATGTCTGTGACGGTCGGCATCCCGGCTGGGCGCGATTTCGACCCGAGGGTGGTCAAGTCCATCCTTGGCACGTTCAACACGTGTTATCGAATGAACATCCCCTGCGACCTCGGGATGGTCGCCAACTGCGCCATCGTCACCAAGGCGCGGGATGAGGTCATTGACCTGTTCCTGAAAAGCGAGAACAAGAAATTGTTCTGGGTTGACTCGGACATGGTGTGGACGCCCGACCAGTTCATTCGGATGCTGGCCCTGTCAACCCTGTACGGGGTGGTCTGCGCGGCCTACCCGGCGAAGCTGGATCAAAAGACCTTCTACATGAAGTATGACGAGGCCGCAGGGCTGACCCGCAATGAACATGGCCTGTTCGAGATACACGGCATCGGGCTTGGCTTCACGGTCATGGACCGGCGCGTGATCGAGGATGTCGTCAGCACAAAGCCGCGCTACAAGGATCAGGTGAACAACCGCGAGATGGCGGCGGTATTCAGGACCGACATTCTGGACGGGAATTTCCGTGGCGAGGACATCGCGTTCTTTGATGACATTCGCGCCGCAGGACACAAGGTTTTTTTGGACCCCGATACGGCCCTCGGGCACATCGGGACCAAAGAGTACAGAGGCTCCATTCTGGACGCCTTCAAGCCGGTCGCTCAAAGCGACCATAACAACAGGGCCGACAGGGCCGGAGGATAACATGGGACGACCGAAGAAAATTCACGCAGAAGAACAGGACATTGGCGCTGATCGCACGGCTGAGTTCAAGGACACCGAGAATGGGCCGGAACTCGCTGAATCCGTGATCGAGGTTCCAAACGAGAAGATCAAGGGACTGGTGGACAAGAAAACGGAAATGCTTCGCTTCATGGAGGAACCCGTCGAGGTTGTCGTGCATGAAGCCTCCGATGAGAACGCCTACCACATCGTTGACATTTACGTGAACGGCCAGCCCGAGTTCTTCGAGCGCGGCGTTCCGAAAGTCACCAAGCGCAAGTACGTGGAAGTCTTGGCCCGCGCCAAGGAAATCAAGTACCGCCCGCGCAACCCAGCAGACCCGTTTGATGACGGGCATGTTGGCCGCTACACCCTGCGCTACCCGTTCTCGGTCAATCAAGACACGGAGAAGGGGCGGCAATGGCTCAAGAAAGTGTTGCGTGAAGCGTGAGTACATTCCTCCAGCTTTGTCAGGATGTCCGGCGTGAGGCCGGAATTGCCGGGACTGGCCCGACTGCCGTAACGGGCCAAACCGGCGAACTCGGTAGAGTCGTAGAGTGGGTCAACGCTGCGTGGGTTCATATCCAGAACTCCCAGCGCCAATGGCGGTGGATGCGTGCGAGCGCGACCACGACAACCAGTACGGACGATAATAGCTACACCTACTCGGATTTCTCTCTCACCGATTTCGGCTTTTGGCATCCTGACTCTTTCTCCATCTACGTCACGGCCACCGGGCAAAGTGACGAATCCCATCTCCTGTATATCCCCTATGACATGTGGTATCGAACATATAACTTCGGGGGCGGTGCGTCCATCTCGAACCGTCCCGCCCACATGAGCATCGCCCCGGATAACTCGGTGAAACTGGGGCCGAAGCCGGATTCGACCGGGTACACGATTCGCTGCGAATACCAGCAAGCCGCGTCCGAAATGGCGGCGGACGGGGATACCCCTGGGATGCCGGCCCGCTTCCACACGGCAATCGTGTGGCTGGCGCTCAGGCATTACGGATTGTTCGAGTCGGCACCGGAGGTCATTGCCCGTGCGGAGCGGGAATACAAACTGGTCATGGGGCACCTGATCCGCGACCAGCTTCCCGATATTTCCTTCGCGGGTCCGATGGTATGAAATCCGATCTGCCGCAAACGCAGATCCAGTTCATCCCGTTTCGCGGCGGGTTCGATGATGAAACCCCGCCTTTGTCCGTGCCATACGGGTTCGCTCGTAACGCCCAGAACTACGAGTGCGACATCAACGGCGGGTATTCGACCATCGTGGGGTATGAACGGTTTGACGGGCGTACCGCTCCAAGTGATGCGTCCTACGCGACACTCGGGGTCACGATCACCGGCAGCATTGCCGTGGGTGCTACCGTCACGGGGGTTACTTCCGCCGCAACTGGCGTGGTGGTGGCCAACGTCACGACCTACCTTGTCATCACCAAGATCACCGGAACCTTCCAGTCCGGTGAAGTCCTGAACGTATCCGGTAGCCCGCAGGCCACGACGACCACAGCAGCCGTCACCGATGGCGGGTCCACGGCGGAACTTCACGCCATCTACAAGAATCTGGCGGCGGACAACTATCGTTCCGACATCGCCGTACCGACCGGATCAGGCTCGATCTTGGGCGGGTTCTATTACAACGATGCGTGTTATTGCTTTCGCAACAACGCGGGCGGGACAGCCGCGAATCTCTGGAAGCAATCAACGAGCGGGTGGACGCAGATAACTTTTGGCGAGGAAATATCATTCACCAACGCCAATACCAGCGTTGAGGACGCAGACACCCTGACCCAAGGCGGTGTGACCGCCACGATTGCAAGGGTGGTCGTTGAAACCGGAACGCTCGTATCCGGCACCAACACCGGAAGGCTCATCATCACCGGAAGGGCGGGCGGCAATTTCGCTGCCGGGGCGGCTTCATCCACGGGCGGCGGGTCATTGACGCTGGATGGCGCGGAAACCGCCATTACGCTGTTGCCGGACGGGAAATTCCGCACCGACATCTACAACTTCGGCGGCGGCTCTGGGACGCTCAAGGTCTACGGGTGCGATGGCGTGAATCGCGGCTGGGAGTTCGACGGGACCACGTTTGTCCCAATCGAAACCGGCATGACCACGGACACGCCTGATTTCGTGCGCGGCCACAAGCTGCACCTGTTCTTCTCCTTCGGGTCATCCGTGCAGCACTCGTCCATCGGGTTCCCGTATATGTGGTCGCCCGTGACGGGGGCCGGTGAAATCGGCATGGGCGAGGATGTAACCGGGCTTATCCCGGTGCAGGGCAGCGAGTCGGGTGGCGCAATGACCATCTTTACGCGCAACCGCACGTCCATCCTGTACGGGTCCAGTTCGAGTGACTGGAACCTTGTCGTGTACTCGAACCGCACCGGGGCATTGCCGGACACGGCCCAAGACATAGGACAGGTCATCATGTTCGATGACCGTGGCCTTACGAGCCTTGCCGCATCGCAAGCCTACGGCAACTTCTCGTCCAAGACGCTTTCGCGGAACATCCAGCAATGGCTGGTGGACAAGCGCACGACCGTTACGACCGCATGTATCAATCGTGACAAGACCCAGTACCGGCTGTTCTTCTCGGATTCCTACGGCATCTACGTGACATTCGACGGGCACAAGGTCATCGGGATCATGCCGGTGCTTTACACCAACCCCGTGTCCTGCTCATGGGAAGGCGAGACTTCGGGCGGGGCGGCGGTGGCGTTCTTCGGCTCGACGGACGGCATGGTCTACCAGTTCGACAAGGGAACGTCTATGGACGGGGACAACATCGAAGCCTATCTCCATGTGGCCTTCAACTTCCTGCGTTCCCCGCGTGTCAACAAGCGGTATCGCAAGGCCGTGTTCGAGGTCCAGGGCGACGGGTACGCGGAGTTCACGTTCAGTTACGACTTGGGCTATACGTCCTCCACAATCCCGCAGCCGGGCACCACGACCCATGTGACCGAGTTCACGGAGGTCCGGTGGGATTCCTTTACGTGGGACAACTTCACTTGGGACGGGCAGACGCTCTCCCCGAGCGAGGCGGAAATGCTGGGCACGGCTGAGAACGTGTCCATCAAGATTGCAAGCGATTCTGACTACTTTTCACCGACGACGTTTAGCGGGGTCATCCTGCACTACACGCCGCGACGGCTACTTAGGTAAATACGACCGGGGACAATAATAATGGCTAATTGGGATTTCAAACCACCCGAGCAAGATCCGAACTGGATTCCTCCGAGTGATGGTAGTGGCGGCAGTTTGTGGGACGGGCTGAGTGATGGCACGAATGACGTGTCGCAATACTCAAACGACCAGATCAAGAATTGGCTTGGCGGCGTTGACCCGAGTTCGCTGACGCCCGAGCAGATTCAGGGATTCCTGTCGAACCTGAACCTGAACGGCGTGGACCCAATCGCCAAGGCACAGGAACTCGGCTACACCGCCGATCAGGTCAACAACTGGCTTGGCCAAATCAACGTAGACCCGAACTCGGCTGAGTGGAAATCGGCCTTTGCCGAACTGACCGGAGCGGACTGGAGCCAGCCCACGGCGAATGGCGCGTATGCGCCGGGGTGGTTCTGGGAATACCCCAATGACGGGTCAGGCCCGATCTACGTCATGCGAACGGATGCCTATGGCGGGCAGTTGCCGGACAATCAGATGATCTGGGTTGACAGCACCGGAAAGATGCACTACGGCGTTCCCCCGACCGGCTCATGGACCGACCCGAACAACCCCGTTAATTGGGGTGGTGCCGGTAAAGTCGGCGGCCAGCCTTGGACTGGTGATGGCGGAGGCGGTGGTGGTGGTAATGGAGGCGGTAGTGGTGATGGAGGAGGCGGCGGAGGCGGTGGTGGTGATGGAGGAGGCGGCGGAGGCGGCGGAGGCGGTGGTGGTGATGGCGGAGGCGGTGGCGGAGATGGTGGCGCGGCAGGATGGGACAAGCTGTTTGAATTGTTCAACCGCTGGTCAGCCAACTATCAGGGCCAAAGCCCGCCGCTCCCAGACATGCCCAACGCGCCGACCGCGCAGACCGCCAACGCACAAGGCTATGACGTGGACACGGTGGAAGGCCGCATGGCGAACCTCATGTCCAAGGACAGCCCGTACATGCAACAGGCCGTGGCCCGTTCGCTCCAGTCCGCCAATGCGCG